CGCTGTGGCACGCGCCCGGAATGACGATGTTGCCCAGCGCCGCAAAATTGACCAGCGCCAGCACCAGCGCGCCGCCTGTGCGTGTCGGCACCTGGTGCGTGAGCACCGCCCACAGCGAGCCTACGAAAATGATGGCGTTAGCCACCTGGTTGATGAATGTGAGCAGCATGGTTACTCCTTGGCCAGGAAACGCCTGCGCAGGTCGGTCAGGATCTCCGGGATCTGCTGCATGGCGTTGTTGACGATGGCCAGGCCGAAGACCGCGGCCGACGCGACGGCCAGCATGTGGGTGTAGGAACCGGGCACCAGCAGAAACCGCTCGACGGCCGCGCCGCCGGCCAGGCAGCCGATGCCCAGGCTACTCATGAACGACAGAACGCGCTGCCACCACGTGCCGGGCAGGAAACGCAGCGCGACCGCCGAGCCAAAGCCCGCCGCGCCGCCGACCTTCGCCGCCACCACAATTTCGGATTCCGTCATTTAGCCCCTCCCCTCCCCGCCGCCGCACCGCAGGTAATGCGCCCGGAGCGCCTCGAATTTGTGTTCGTGCTGACCGTAGCCGGCACCGGGCAGGCTCGCCCAGATGTTTTTGCACTTGGCGATCGCCTCGGATAGCCGGCCCGCCTGGATGTCACCCAGGGCGCCGCGCTCTCGGATCTGCTGGACCGCGATCGCGTCCTGGGCGGCCGGGCCGAAGTTGGTCAGCTTCAGTTGACGGCGGTACGGGTCGTAGTACCGCGCGAGCAACTGGTAACGACCCGCCGCTGTCGACTTGATGCCCAGGCGCGGCAGCTCCACGAGGATGCGCGGATGATCCGCGTAGCTCACGAACAGGCCGCCGCCCACCAGCACGTCGTACCCGCGATCACGCGTCGGCTGGCGGCCGTTGTCGGTTCCCTCACTGAACCCCAGCATGTCCAGAAATGCGGCGACGTTCCGACCGCCCAGCAAGGGCGGATCTGTGTATGGCATTTAAATGCTCCAGAAAAGCAAACGGCCCGCACGAGGCGGGCCGTTGGTATTGGCGGATGGGACGAGCGCTACAGCTGCGACACGTCGACAAGTACGATTTGCGGCGGATTGGACGTGTCGATTTTCAGACCCGACCCGTCGCCCTGATTCCACGCACCGCGGTGCGTGTACTGCAGCAGCTTCAGCCCCGCGCCGGTCGCCGTCGTGTAAACGTGGTCAGCAACAAACAGCGTGTCGGTGCCGGGCACCGCGTAGATGCCGGTGCGCGTGTACGACAGGCAGGCAGCGTAGTTGCCCGCCGTCAGAGGGCTCGCCTCCCACGACTGGCCGTAGGCCGGCGCGCCCGAGGGCGGCGTGACGACGCCGACCACCTTCAGGTAGGACAGGCCGGAATCGAAGGCCAACGAGCCGTCGGGCTTGAACACCTGCAGGCCGGGCTGACCGCTGGGGGCCGCCGGCTCGTCGAACACGTAGACCGTGAACGGCGCCTGCACCGGCGCCGAGAAATTCACGGTCCAGTCCGCGCCGCTGTTGCTCGAGCCGAGCAGCGCGACAGGGTCGGCCGATTGGATGCACACGAACGGCCGGCTCGCCGAGAACGTGAACGACCCGCGACCGCTGCCGTCCGGCGTGACGGTCGATTTCTGGCGCAAAGCCAGGTTGCCGTACGCCTCCGTAATTTGGACGAACCCGTGTTCGCCGTACACCGTGAGACCTGCAGGCACCGATTCCCCCTCTCCCTCTCCACCACTACCACACGCCGAAAACAAGCAGACAGTCGACGCGGCGAGCAGCAGTGTTGCTGCTCCACGTCGGGAACACCCACCGGATGGTCGTGCCATCGAGAACCACCGACGGAAACGCCAGCCAATAATCGCCCGGCCCCGGGATAGAACCGAGAGGCAAACACGTGCAAAACCCTTGGCCATTCGCCAACTCTCCATGTGAAATTGAGCCATCCGCGGTGCCGGTGTACGTGGACCCCAGTACCCGGCCGACCCGGTCGTTTGTGCTGAATGTGCGCACGCCGGCGGCGTTGTAGATCTCCAGGCCGGCCACCATCACCACACCCCCAGGCGCACCCGCAGGGTGCCGTTGCTGTCGTAGATCTGCGTGAGCGCGCTGGTGTCGACACGCCGACCGCCGGCGCCGTTGCCGTTGTTTTCGAACAGCCCCGACTTGCTGAGCCGCCATCCGGTCTGGCCGGCAACGAAATTGCTCGACTGGATCGAATCGCCAATCTTGGCGCTGGTGATCGTGCCGTCGGCGATGAACGCCGAATCCATAAACACCTGCCCGCCCTGCACCACGAACGGCGCAATTACGCTGTTTCCGTTCGGATGCAGCACCGCAAATCGGTCCGCGGCGATCAGCACCTGGCTTTCGACGACACCCTGATCGTTCTCCACGCCGAAACCGATCCCGGCCAAGTAGGTCCGGCCGTTGGCGGCGATCTGCGTTTTGATGGTGTACATCGCGGCCAGCTTGCCGCCCTGCTCGGCGACCGCCTGCTGGGCCACCTGCACAGACGCACTGCTCTGCGCAACCGTAGCCTGCATAGTCGTCACCTGCTGGGCGACCGCGCGGTCGGCCTCCTCGAGCACCGACTGCGTCGACACGATCCCGGCATAGACGGTGCCGTCGCCGGCGAAATGCCCGTCACTGCCCGCCATTGGCGGATCGATCGATTCGATCACCGACAGCAGCTCGTCGGCCAGCAGGGTCTTGCCGATCTCCCCTTTCAGGTAGCTGAGGATGTCGGACGCCTGGTCGCTGCTCATGCCCAGCACGCCGTTCCCGGACGGGTACCACGCGCCGATGTTGCTCGACTTGTCGACCAGGCGCGCCCAGAAATAGAACCTCGCGCCGGCGGCCAGGCCCATCAGCGTGTGGGTGTTGGCCGGGAATGCGAAATCGCCCAGCTTGGTCGCCTGCTCCCGGTCCGGCGTCCTGCTGCACCAGATCTCGGTACGCTCCACGTCGAGCGGGCCGGTCGGAAACGCCCAGTCGAGCCGGATGCCGAACACGATGGCCGTCGCGATCAACGTGCCGACCACCGGGGGCGGCGAGGTCTTGCCCGTGAGCCGGGTCTCCGCCGAGTAGGCTGGCAGCGACGCCACGTCGAGCGCGCTGATTGCCCGCACCCGCGCAACGTAGGTGCCGGCGTATATGCTGTGCACCTCGAGGCTCTGCGAGCCCGTGCGGCCGGCCGTCACCCACTCGCCGTTGTCCCGGCGCCATTCAACCGTGTACGCGACCGCGCTCGCGGCTGGCTTCCAGGCGATCACCATCGTCGTGATGGCAATGCCCTGATCGATGGCGCTGTAGGTGGCCAGCGATACGTCGGTCGGCGCTGGCTGCACCGATGGCGGCAGTACTGAGACCGGGCGCGCCTCGATGCGCGTGCCGTTGTCGATCGCCGCGAATTTCGACGGGTTGTACTCGAGCGCCGAGATATCGAACGTCAGGCCGTCGCTTTCCGTTACCGACACCACCCGGAACAGTTGGGTTTTCAGATCCCCGCTCTCGACCGACCACACCGCCTCTGCCTGCACCGGCTGCGACCAGTCGGCCGAGACGGTCAGGCTCTGCCCATCGACCCGGGAAATGGTCCGACGCTGTGCGGTGCCGTCCGGCAGGTTCAGCAGCAGGGTATCGCCCTCCTTGACCACCACCGGCCGGTCGACCACCACCGTCCGGTCATCGGCCGAGCGGACGCGGCCACCGTTGGCCCGGCCCGCGCGCACCGGGTCCGCGACCTCGATAATCGCGCCCGGCATTACTACTGCAGCGTCGAGCCCGACCTTGAATGAGACCGTCTCGGTTTCCAGGCGACTGGTCAGCAGGATCCACTGACCTACACGATGCGCCTGGCCCTGGGAGGTGCAGCCGAACGCGGTCACCTCGGTCTGCTGGATGCCGTATCGCGCGATGCCGTCGCCATCCTCGACATGCTCGACCTTGGCGCGGTACTGGTCGCCCGGATCGTTCCATGAGACAAGCGCCACCGTCTTCCGGGCCCGCCTGGCGCTGCCGGCGTAGGTGAACTGGCCATCGACCACGTTGCCTGGGTGGAAAAGGTACGAAGCGGACGCCGGCATGTCCGCCACGGCGACCACGTTGCTCGACGCCCAGTAAGCCATGCCGCGGAACACGCTGGCCAGGTCCTGCAAGACGGGGTAGGCATCGTTGCGCTGTTGCAGGTAGCAATTGCAGGTAAAGCGGGGCTCCTGCCCGCCCCGCCCGTCCGGCACCAACTCGTCGCAGTATTGGCCGATCTGGTACAGCGCCCACTTGTCGACCATGTCCGCGCTTACGCGGTCGCCCAGCCCGCACCGCTTGTGCAGCACGATGTCATAGAACACCCAGGCGGGGTTGTTGCTGTAGGCCGCCTTGAACGTGCCATCCCACAGCCCCGTGTAGGTACGGGTGAGCGGGTCATAGTTGCTCGGCACGCGGATGATACGGCCGCGCAGGTGATACGACCGGGTAGGCACGCTGCTGAACTGGCGCGCATCGATGCGCACGCCGATCAGCGCCGAATTCGGGTAACGCAGCTTGGCGTCGATCACCTCGGCGATCGATTCGATTCGTGTCACGTCGGCGATCGTGCCGCTGTTCGCGTTGGGCGTGATGCGGCGCACGCGGATCGTCCAGCCGGTTTTCGCGCGCGGCAACTCGACGCGGTGCGTGCGCGTGTACTTGCCGGTCGTCTTGCCATCGAACGCGGTGGCCAGCACCTGCTGCAGCGCGCCGCCGTCGACGGCCAGGTCGATCGCATATTCGACCCGGTAGCCATTGATATTGCCGCTGCTGGTGTCCGCGCGGGACAGCGCCGGCACCGACAGTTGTACGCGCACCGCCGACAGTTGCGTGTTCGCGATCGCACGCACCCAGGGCATGGTCGCCGTCAGCTCGACACCGGCAGCAGTCTCGCTCTCCACCGAGGGGAAGCCGGGAATGGCCTCCTGATCCTGCGAGCCCGGGCGGTAGTCGACGACCACATTCTGAAAATTGAGCGTGCCGTCGGCGTTGGCCAGCGGCGTGCCCTCGAGATAGATGCTCTGCAGGCCGTTGACCAAGCCCGCGATCTCGCCCTCGGAGACGAGATCCAGCACGCGCGCATAGGCGACCGAGTGCAGGCTGTCCGGCGCTTCGGTCGGGGTACTGCTGGCGCCCCCTCCCTTGCCGCCACCGTAGCCGATGATGTTTCGCATGCACCAATCCCTATAGTTGCGATTGATACTATTCTTTAGTACCATTTTTGTTATGAAAGCCAAACACAAAAAGACGTTGGACCTGATCTTTTCCCGACCGACCCCGGCGGGGGTCAAATGGAACGACTTGGTCGGTCTGCTGGTTGAGCTTGGCGCCGAGATCACCGAGCGGGAAGGCTCACGGGTTGCTGTGTTCCTGTTCAATCAGGTGAAGGTGATGCACAGGCCGCACCCGTCCCCAGACGTGGACAAAGGCGCGGTCGCCTCGATCCGAAAGTGGCTCGAAGACAACGCAACGGAGTGGAACAATGAATAACGTCATGATCATCGGCGGCGAAAAAGCCGTCATTTCCTTCGATCCGGAACTGGAAATGTTTCGCGGCGAATTCATCGGCCTGAATGGCGGTGCGGATTTTTACGCCAGTGATGTGGCTGGCCTGCACCGTGAAGGCGAGCTGTCGCTTCGCACCTTCATGGAGGAGTGCGTGCGCCGCGGCGTCGAACCGCGCCGCAGTTTCTCTGGCAAGTTCGTGTTACGCACGTCGGAGAAGACACATGAAGCGGCCGCCATCGCCGCCGCCGCACATGGTGTGAGCCTGAACCAATGGGTGTCCGACGTGATCGAGCAGGCCGCCATCCCGGCTTAAACCTGATCCTCGGCATAGATCCCGGCCGAGATCACCGCCGAGCCGACCACCATCTCACCATAGAGCAACGGCACTGGGTTGCCCTGTGCGCTGGTGTTCACAGGCCCGTTGAAGTTGTAGCTGGCGCCGTTGTCTGGGCTGTCCCTGGCCGATAAGCCGGCCTGCTGCGGAGATAGCATCTGCACCACGCCGCCCAGCGCCATGGAGGCGCCCATGCCGTATGCCGCTGTCACCATGGGCCCAGTCAGAAAACCTCCGGGATTGAAATAGGCGACTGCGAGAATCGCCGCCCCGAGAATGGTCTGAAACAGGCCCGATTGCTTGGCGCCAGCGAGTACCGGCGCAATGCGGATGTCGTCCGCGCCAGGCGGCAATTCGAGCTCCGACTCACCGATGTTGCGCCGGCCAATGAAACAGGCATAACGAACGCCGCGCTCATGGCTCGTCGCCAGCTCACGGCGAAAGCCCTCCACCTGCGCGCAAAGCGCCCGCACGGCCTCGGCCGGGCTGCCGACCGCCAGCCGGAACACCCGGCCGAAACGCGCGCCCAGTCGTCCGTACAGGCGCACTGTTCGAATTTTCTGTTCCATCACCTACCCCTCACTGTGGTGACGCAGCACGCAGCGCGTGATCTCTCGCCAGTAGCCGCCATACACGTCGCGCGACGACAGGCGGCCGTGCAAGTGATGCAGCATCAGCCCATCTCCCAGGTACACCGCCGCGTGATTCGGCACTGGCGAGCGCACCTGCATCAGGATCACGTCGCCCACGCGCTCCGGCGTGTCCTGCGATACGACCCGGAATCCGGCCTCCGCGTAGTGCTGCATGTACAGGTCGCCGCCCTCAGCCCACCAGTTGTCGCGGCGCTCGAAGTCCGGCAGGTGGATGCCCCGCTCGCGCTCGTACCAATCCGCCACCAGCGAATAGCAGTCGAGGATGCCGTGCGCGAACTGCCGGCCCACCAGGGGCGCCCGGTAGCCACAGGGCTCGATCGTGCGCACGTCGTCGGCCGGCCACGCCAGGATGTGCCAGGGCAGCCCGGACGCCTCGCAGGCCACGCGGTCGGCTTCGCTGGGTTCGGCGCTGGCGTTCGGGTGGCTGTGCACCACCGCCAGCACCTCGCCCAGGTCCTCGGCCGCCGCGTAGTCCTCGGCCGGCATCTCGAAATGCTCGGTGCCAACGGCA